GACTCAAAACTTTTCCCTGGCGGCATCCCAGAGCTTTTAATGCCCGAATTCTGCTAGACCGTCTCAATCTTTATAGGTCTTGTTCGAGTAGAATCTCAATCTTTATACCTGCCTCGAACGAGCTAAATGTATCAACCGGATAGAACGTGTCAATACTTTTTATTAAATTTATCGCTTCATCCCCCGTTCGAGGGCATCCAAAAAGCCTAAATCAGCTGGGACTTCTGGACCGCCGCTTTTTTCTCCCCCAGAGGAGGGTAGGGTAGCGCGAAGCTCTTTAGTCAGTTTCTCAAGCTCTGAGATACGAGTCTGAGTTTTTCCAACGTAATCCTGAAATATATTCATAACTACTGGCATTGCAGCAGCATTAAAGGTAAGTTTTGCCTTTGCTCTTGGGTCGAGTTCTGTATTCTCAATCTGAAATGCTTGTTGCTGAATCCCATTAAGAGTATTATTCCAGGCTTCGTTGCCCTCAATAGGTCGCAATAAAGCATTTTCTTTCTGTAGATTCTCCCACTCGCTTTTATAGGCTGTTTCAACTTCAAATTGAGTTTGCTTGTAGAACTTCTCTCTTTCCTGTTTTTCTTCTGTTTCCAACATCTGAAGAACAGTCTGAACATCTTTCGTCAGCAACTCGCGTCGGGCAAAAACTTTCTGTAAATCTTCGGCTTTTGTTCTAATGGCTAAAGCATCGACCGGATCAAAGGAAGCAGTTGCTTCCTTTAGAAGTGCTCGACGTGTTGCGGTGTCTGGCTCTACCATAGCGGAATAAATACTTCTTGCATCCGCTTTATACATACCAGCAATATCGGCAACCTCTTGTTGAATTCCCCTCAAAGGCTCTGTTACAGCTTGTTTGTATTCTTTGGTAGACTCAAGCCTGGAAAACCTGAGCTCATTCTCGTACTCGTCTCGTTCTGCTTTTAATTGATTCAGCTGGTTTTGAAGATCGATTTGCTCTATTGAGTTGACCGGAGCTTCAGCAGTTTTAGTCTCTAACTCTTTAAGTTTGGAGCGAGCGTCCCTAAGATCTTTTGTCAGGCGAGCCCATGCTGTTTGGGCTTCTGGTTTTAGATTTTCCGGAGCTTTTACATCTGCGTCATCAATTAAAGTTTCAACTTTAGATTCTTCTTGCCCGGTCAAGCGTTTCGTAAGAACATCCAAAGGGTTTGTTGACGAAGAAGCATCAGTTTTAGATACTTCTGCGTTTTTAACAGATTCAGCGGGAGCGGTAACCGCGGTTGCAGTTTGAACACTTGTGGCTTCGGGGGAAGGGGATTTTTCTAAAGCCTCAAATCCAACGTCAAATGCGTCGGCAAAGCTTAGATTATCGGCTCCTGCTTCTCCCGCAACGGCGGGTTCTGGGGTGGCTGTAGTTGTTTCACTCATTTTTTGTGTTCCTTATTTAGTTGGTTTCTTCTTTTTCTTCTGCTGTTTTCTCCCATGGTGCTGGAAGATTTGTTGGTTCTGATTCTTCTTCCGACAAAGCAGTTAAAATACGAATGGCTTCGTAATATCCTTCTCTACGAGAATTAAGGGTTGCGTTCCAGTCAATAAAATCTACTCCCGCTGGAGGCAGGGTTGGAACGGGAGTTCCAAGGGTCATTAAAATTTGTCTTAAAGATTGCCCAGCTTCTGACTTATAAAAAGTTTTCCAAGCCAGTTTCAGATCTTGTCTTTTATTCCAATCGTTTAATGTCATGCTTTTTGAGCAATGGAGGTATTCATCGCGGAACGTAGATTAGCTGCGGCTTGCGCATCTTGTAAAGCTAATTTTTGTTTTGTTTGAGCGTCCTCCAGGGCAAGTTTTTGTTTTAGTTCCATCTCTTTAAACTGATTTTCCAATGCTGCTTTCTCCTGCTTCAGTTGCATGTCGAGTTGGTGCTCCTGCATTTTCATCTGCATCTGCGGAGTGATGGATTGAACCTGCCCCTGTTCTAATGCCATCTGTTGCTGTTGTTCCGCGGCTTTACGGATATCTTCCTCTACGTCCCTTTGTAAATTCATGACAGCTTCGCGCATTAAATTCATGGCCATTTTAATCTGCCCGATTTCTTGCTGCTTTGTTTGGTCTTCCGCTATCTTGATAAAGTGTTCGTTTATATGCTGGAACATCATAGTCAAGAATTGCAATGTGCCCTGTTTATCTTCAAGTTGATTGTTTTGTACGGCTTCAACAATTGGTTGTGACTCGCTCAAATGGACAGATAAATGAATAGTATGATTTTCATTGGGCAGAACTGTGACTGATCTTCCTGCCTGCATAGCTCCATTTTCCAATTCAGCAATTTTAGCGTCCGCTGGGATTCGATTTTTAACGGTCGGATTAGGTAGATACCTATCAACCTGATCGTAGCCAACACGGGCTGCAATCCTATCGCGAAGAGCATTAACCTGACCCAGCTCGTCGAACCTGGGCAACATACCCATAAACTCGTTAAATGTGGCCAAACGAGCTGCCGGCGACCCAAGCCCAACGGCTTTTACTGCGTCAACACTGTACACGGCTTGTACGGCTTCCCATGGAACTCCGCGCTCCTCGAGCCTACTGCGGAATAGTAGGGCTTCCTCGGACCCAACTTCTCCCGGGATCCAAACATCCCGTTGAAGCCTTCGGAATTGTTCGCGAAGCAATCTGCCCCACGGAACATAAAACAAATTCATCGAATTAGTTGTGAGAATGGCTTCGTTGGCGAGTTGTGCTTCTACCTCGGTAGCCGTGCGGGGGTTACCCGTGGGTGCATTCATTTGTGTTCGATATGAACCAGTATTGCTCTGGCGAACCATAGCCATCTCGTTGACGATGGGCTGAACGTTCTGAGCCAAATTGGGGAACTGGGTTTGGACGACATTCAATCCCGGCGGAAGGAAAGATAGGGGGCCAGAATAGGCCATCGTCATTCTCGATACATCCTCTGCGCTTTGAGGTTGTAGCAAGACAGAAGTCTGCAACATAGCTCCGTCCGCCATCGCGCAACGAAGGCGATTGGTCATCTGAATGTGAGGAAAAATTTTGTACCCTAACCCACGAATAGAGTGATACATCCCATTACCCACACCATAAGTGAAAATGTGGAAAGCTTCGGAGGCGCTTTTAAACCTACGAAGCTTTTTGAATAAGAAGTCGCCTTTTCCGTCTCGTCGGCCAATAGCGTGTGAATAAGTTCCGTCAAACTCGCGAACATAGTAATGGACTACATGTACCTCGCGACTGCGAACGTGAGCAAAATAAAGATCATTATCTTTAATCTGTCTCTGCAACTCTTCCCAATTAAATCCATCTTGAGGGAAAGTTGTGGTGGCATCTCTAATTGCTGTTCGAACTGCGTCTACATTCCATCCAGCTTGCTCTGCAATTTTGGGGTTTTCAATGTATCTAAATAATTCGTGGGTCAAATAAATCCTTCGAACGCAAGCAATTTCCACTTTATCTTCAGTAGCCGAAGTTCCCCTTGGGATAAAGAAATCACCAATCGGACAAACATTCCAGTGCCAATTTCGTTCGTCCTCAAAGAAAGCAATGCCTAAACCTTGAGAAACAAAATAATAAGAAAGCAATTGTTGTTTAAAATAAAAGCTGGGCCAATCCTTTGTAAGCAATCTATGAAACTCTTCGGCAATGATTGAAGCATATTCCTCGCGTTGACTGTCATCGCCAAAACGAGTTTTAACGGTTACCAATCTGTCGACAGACGTAACTAAATCATTATAAGATGTAAGAGCTTTCTCTAGATCGGCGCCTGCTTCTCCAAAATTTAAATTGGCGCGATAGCCTTGACCCAAGCGACGAAGGGTAACGGGGTCATAAGGAGCCGCCCCGTCGAACATATCCATGATTCTTGTGCGATCGCGAGCAGAGGCTTCGTCTGCCAAGTATAAATTTTGGTAAAGACTATAGAGTCCGTTGTGGTCGCTAATGCGGGTTTTTGGGGGTTTTCCGCTTTCGCTTATCGTTAACAGGTCCGAATCGGGTACTGAATGTGTGTTATATTTGGGTTCCACAAGTTCGGCTAGTATGCGGGAGCTGTCTATGCCTGTCAATCAACTTTTAACTTCCAAGGAAGGCTGAGTCTGGCACAACTTGATCTAGTTTTCTTACCTGATCGACCCAACTGGATCTCAATTTACCCCCAACTAAAGACCCCGCGTGAATGCCCAACTTCTGTCTTGCTAAATCCAGCCCCAAAAAGAAGGCGTCAGCCAAATCGGGGGAACGGCCTAGCCGAAGTTTATAGTCTCTTTTAGGCTCAACAGTAACTTTTCCGCCTCCTGTCGTGGCGTATTTTCTGCCAGTCATCTCTTTAGCTAGGTCAGGGACAATACCTTTAAGCTGTCCAGATCGCATATACTCTACGCCAGAAAACCATAACTCAGTTACCCGATTAGTATACTTATCTGAACCTTTAATTGGGTTGGTAATGCTTACTGGCAGGCTAGATGCTCGTTCACCAAACTTGATTCGAAGAATTCTAGGGGACCAAATCTCGGCTAGAATGTCACAAAAGGGATCTCCTGCTCCGGTAGCGTCTATCGCCAAACGTTCTGGCGGAATACCGGACTCATGGCAAATTCGCATAACTTCTCTGGCGATTTGAAAATTCCTGGGTTCTGGTTTAGTTACATCCTCCCGTAAATAATGGAACTTGTGCAGGGCAACAGCGGGTCCTGCTTCTTCGCTCTGCCCATATTTAAGCACAGCTAGAACAGACCTATCTCCTCCATTCGTAAAGGCTGGGTCAAACCCGGCTAAGTATAGTGGTGCGGATGACCATCTAGGTTCTTTTGTTACATCGTATTTACGAAAATCGGCTTCCGAATAAATTCCTTCCTCTGCCCCCACGGGCGCGGGAAAGCTTCGGATAAATCGCCAAAACGAAAGAGAGTTTTCTCCCTCGTTATCAATGGCGTATTTAACTTGTTTGGAGGTTAGCAAAAAAGGCCATTTGTCATTGTGTTCTATATTTGGAGTCTTAAGTCCGTCCAAATGAATACATTTCCCGCTTTTTGTTTCCCACTCATCAGCTTCTACTGTAATCGAATTCCATCCATCTTTTGGGGTAGAGAAGACTCCAAATGGGTCGTATTGAGAATTAAAGTTACCCAAAGCAACACATTGGAACTGTGGGTTAGCATTAAGATTGTTGATGGCTTCGAACACTGAATTAGTGACATCTGTTGCTTCGTCAATAATTAAGAATACCCTTTTGTTTTTCAACCCAATAAGTTTTGCTGTTGCTTCTTTTTCTTTATCTGGACTTGAGGGAACCAGCGTTATGGAGGAACGATCCGATGCCTCGCCAGATTCGGCCACATCTAAAACAATTTTTCCCATAGAGTCGACTAACTTTCCGGGCAACCCGGGGACTTGCATGTACCGTTCTCTTATAGAACCCCACAAACGTTTCCTGGCTTCTCGAACGCTGGTGGTGGTGACCAGCACCAAAGTTTCATGCGGAGCGCAAAGCCAATTGACCAAACCCCACATAGCCATTGTAGAAGTTTTTGCGGAAGATTTGGGGCCGGAAATGGCTAAATAATTTTCTTCACAAGCTCGCTCAATCATCCAATCTGCCCATGGGTGCCAATGAAAACCATTCTTGTTTTTTGTTTTATGGTACGGCCATAAAATATTAACTACATTCTTAAAGTGTTGCGCTTTCCCCAAGCCGCCATCCTCGGGCTTCAAACCCATCTTGAAGGCCAGTAATTCGATGTCGAGGTCTCCGGCCCCATCTGGCCAAGACTTTCCATATTTTTCTATAGGCAAGGGACTACTCTGCATAATTACTTGACAGTTGTCAATTTGAGTTCACTCTACCCAGCACGATGAACATACCCCTAAAAAATGAACAGTTGTACAAAAGGCAAAGTCG